TCAACCTGGGTTCCGCGACTGATAGCAACATCGACGGGCTTAAGGTTCAAACATAGCAGGGGCGACAAATGGTTTCTTCGGTTACGAGTGCCATCGACCAATTTGGCAGCGTTGTTTTTAGCGGCGGTGGCCAGAAGTACGCATTTAAGTCTCTTGGCAACGACGGCGAACTGGTCGCTGCTGTCACGGGTGTGAAGATCCGCGTCCTGTCTATTTATGCCTCCTGCACCGACACCGATGAGTTGGTGAGCGTCTACTTGGAAGACGGCACGACCCAGATCGGGGCGAAGTTCTTAGCCGGGGCGTTACAAACTGGTTCGGAGCATTCGTTTCAAATGCCACCGTTCGTGCTGCCGTTTTCGCCAACAGGCTGGTGCGAAACTACTTCTGGGGCGGCTCTGAATGCCGAGTTTTCGGCTTCCCTGACCGGTGGCAAGGTTGAGTTCATGATCGTCTATGACGAGGTCGCAGGCTAATGACTAGCACGGTTACAGCTGCAACCATGACGGTGAAGATCACTGAGACGATCAAGCTCAATGGTCGTGACCAGGGTGCTGAAACGAGCTTGAGCATCGCCTCGGTCAACGAGGTGATGAAAAGGATTGTCAGTTGCGTAAACGGCAACACGACAACCTTGCTCACATTCAACGCTGACGTACACGGCGCAGCTGGTGCTTTGGACTTAAATAACGTCAAGTATATCCGTATCACCAATCTGGATGACACCGAGGCAGTCGAGGTTGCGATGGTGGCATCAGCGACATCCTTCATGGTTGCACTTCGTGCCGGTGAAAGTTACATCCTTGGCTGTCCAGACGACCTGATGCTGATTGAGGCGGATGCTAGCCCAAGTTTTGGGACTTTGCTGGATGTCGTGACCATTCAGGTCAGGCCAACTGGATCGGCTGTAGTGGATATGGAAGTATTCGTAGCGAGCATCTGATGGTGCCAAGAGGGAGCATGGATGCCTCGCAAGCCGAGTGTCTACACGATGGCCTTCCCGTTCAACGGGATCCACGAGGCGGGGCCTTACGAACTGCAGCCAGACCACACAACGGTCGACGCTCAGAACGTGCGCCCCTTTCCAGCGTCGTCGCCTGACACCGCCAGCACGCTGAACTCCGAGTCCAGTGGACGGGCCCGTGGAGGTCAGCGGCCTGGGACATCAAAGTATCTGGCTAGTGCGCCGATATCACAGACACGACTAGTACAAGACATCAACCACCTCGCGTGGTCCGATCTGACCCCGCTCTCGGGGAAAGGTCACGCGATCATGAACGAGTCGACCAGTGGCTCATTCCTGATGGTTGACCCGGATGGTGTACAGAAGGGATCTGACGGGGGTGCCAGCACAGAGGTGTTCAACCTCAGCTGCTGGGGGGATGACGGGTTTGGTTACATCGCGACGGTAGACAGTTCCCACAAGTTGATCATTCGGCAAGTGAACAAGGAGATGACGGTCTCGCTGGACTGGACGAACGCAAACATGCCCAGCGTCCAGCTGTCCTCGGCCACGCGGCAGGTGCGAGGCATGACCGTTGTGGGGAACGTGCTCTACGTCTGGGTGAAGAACATCAACGGGGTGAACGGGGAGGCCATCTACAGGGTGAGCACCTCCACCGGGAAGCTGCTTGACACGGCCACTGGCAATGGTGACCAGGACGATTACTGGGCTGTTTCCGAGAATCAAAGCACCGCTGCGTTTATGCACTTCTATCCGAGTTCAGGGGAGACCTCGAACACGGTAAACCTGATGACCCAGGCTGATGGCTTACTGGGGATGCTCTGCTTCAACGATAGTGCCCCTGCAGCAGCTTCTGACACGGTCACCGCGAGTATAGAAAAGGATGCTGCTGCTGCTGCTTCCTCTGGTGGAAACTCCGTTCAGGAGAAGCTGGAGGCATTGTCTCACCTAAACGGAAAGGTCACCTGTACTGGCGGGCCACTTGGATCGGCCCCGGTCACCATCGAGTTCACGGGGACTCTTGGTCTTCAAGACGTGGTGCTACCCACGGTCACCGTGAGTGGTGGATGCAGTATTGCAATCGCGGTAGTCCAGCAGGGATCAGCCGTATCGAACAAGAAGATCACGCTGACCGAGTCCGGGGGGTCTGGCACATTCACGATCTCGCATAATGCCCGCCTCTGCCTCCAGCTTCTGGATGTCGAGACGGGCGAGCAGGTCGTGGCGAAGGAACTGCAGACTTACGCTCCTGACTCCACGCCAACCGATACGAACCAGGAACTGGACATTGCTGCGGACGGGCTGGGGAACTTCTACTGCCTGACCCGCTCGGGGTCCACGTTCTCTCATGCCGTGACGAAGGTGAATAAGTACGGGGTCCAGCAGTGGCAGCAGACCAACGCTGGAACCACGCGGTCGATCGCATATGATCCACACAGGGACCGCCTTGGAGTGGCTGGGGGAAGTGTTTATGGCAGCGGCAGGTCGTTCGGGGTTGTTGCGGTCTCTAATGGAGCACTGTCCTCGTCTGCAGACTCCCACAGTCAAACGGGTTGGAACGTCGTTCGTGTCGACGACAAGGGCGGTTTCAGGCTGTTCAGGACAGATACTTCCAACAATGTGGCCCGGATTACCGAGGCGGCAACTCCCTCGGATACGGCAACTGGGTCATGGATCGCAAGCCACGGTGACGGTACGTCGAACCATCGAGGAGCTTCGTGTGCAGCTGCGTATTCGCTGAACCCGGAGAACGCGACATCGAAACGACAGACGGTGCGTCTGGCAGTTCATGGCGGAGTGGTGCGGGAGTTTGACGACCTTGCGTGGACGAATGTCACTGACGGGGGAACCCTTGTCGTTCCAGCCCTTGAACGAAACGCTCCCGTCATTTTCTCCTCGCAGCTGGGGACAAACCTGTTCTACGCGGATGGCAGATCGGCCCAATACTACAAGTCCGAGACGCGGGCGATCACCACATGGACCCCCACCAGCGGGACTCTTCCGATCGATGCTTCCGACAAGCGTCCCACCCTGATCGAGAACTGGCGTGGCCGGATCGTGATGTCCGGGACAGAGGCTGATCCTGCCGAGTGGTACATGAGCAAGGTGGGAGACGCCTTCGATTGGAACTACTCCCCTGACACGATCACCGAGACCCAGGCCGTTGCCGGGGTGAACTCGCCTGCAGGCAAAGCACCTGACGTGATCCGTTGCATCATCCCCGTGAGCGACGACATCCTGGTCTTCGGATGCGACCACAGTATCTGGCAGATGACGGGCGACCCGATGCTTGGTGGCCGCTTGGACGAGATGGTCGATGGTGTGGGTACACCTTGGGGCAGGCCGTGGTGCCGTGGTTCCAGTGGTGAGTTCTACCTCTTCGGGACACGCGGCGGGGTTTACCGTGGTGTTCCCGGCCAAGGCGTGACCAAGATCACAGAAGGCCGCTTTGAAGAGCGGATGAACAACATCAACCTGAACACAAACCTTGTACGGCTGATCTGGAACGAGCAAGAGCGGGGGGTGCATGTGTTTGTGACTCCACTGACAATTGGAGACTCATCCAACGAGCACTACTTCTACGACACGAGGACCAACAGCTGGTGGATTGACAAGTTTGGCAATGCGGCAAACCACGATGCCAGGGCAGTGCATGTGTTTGACGGGGATGACGCAGCTGACAGGGCGATTTTGCTGGGCGGTGCAGATGGCTATATACGAAAGTGGGACGCCACGGCTTCAGATGATGACGGGACCGCGATCAGTAGCCATGTGTATTTTGGCCCGATTCTTCCAAGAGCACTTGGTACGGTGAATGTAAATGAGATCAGGACGATGCTGGCAAAAGGTTCCTCGAACGTCACGATGTCAGTGTTCCGGGGAAACAACGCGGAAGACGCCTACAACCAAACAACACCCCTGTACACGGCCACGCTGTCAGCTGGCAGGAATGTCGCGGAGAGACGAAGGGCACAGGGGCATGCGATATTCCTGAAACTGAGCAATACGACTGCTAGCCAGACGTGGGCTATGGAGCTGCTCCAGGCGGTGTTTACCGAGACATCTGGTAGATTTGGCAGGATTTACTACTAATGACCACAAACGTCGGATTTGAGCAGCCTAGAGTCCCGTCAGGTGCGTCTCCAAGAGAAAGACGCGGGCAGGCGTTGCTGGGTGGAAACCACTCCGTTCTCAAGGAACTGGGGGTCGGGACCAACGATCCAGCTACGGCCCTGCATATCGTGAAGGAGACTGCAGGTGCTGGGGTGTTGATTGAACGGATACAGACTTCAGTCAACTCCGGGGCCTTCCAGGGGAGAAAGTCCAGAGGGACCTTGGACGACAGGTCTGCGGTTGCGGATGACGATGACCTGCTCACCATCAGTGGGTTTGCATACGTTGGGGATAACAACTCGTACCAGGAAACGTGCCGGATCGAGTACGAGGTTGATGGCTCCGTTTCAGATGCCAGCAAGGGTGCCCCGGGACGGATCGTATTCAGGACCTCCAGCGGCAGTGGCCTGACCAAGCGGATGCGGATCACCAAGGACGGGAAGGTAGGGATCGGGCTGGATGATCCGTCCACGAAGTTGACCGTGGAGGGGGCAATTACAATGAAGGAGCAGTCAGCAGCCGATACAGATGCAGCGGCCTATGGGCAGATGTGGGTTAAGACTGCCACTCCAAACGAGTTGTACTTCACCACCGATGCTGGCAACGACATCCAGATAACTAGTGGCACCTCCCTGGCTGCTGGCGGAATGACCAGTTTTCAGTTGGAGGACGGGGACGGCACCGAGGTCGCGATCTCCAACGCTAAGGAAGTAAAGTTTGTCGAGGGACAGGGCATCGACATCAACTGGACCGACACAGATAACGGCACGGACGGTGACCCGTATGACCTTACGTTCACAGTCAACCTTGAGGGGACTGAGTTGGCCTCCACGGGCGAGAGTGGTGGCAGCAAGTTCCTTCGGGAGGACGGGGATGGCACCTGCAGCTGGCAGACGGTCAGCGGTGGCGGGAGCGGGGACATAACCAGCGTGGTTGCTGGTTCTGGCATGACGGGGGGCGCGACTTCTGGTGATGCCACACTGAATGTGATTGGTGGAGACGGCATCACCGCCAATGCTGATGAGGTCGAAGCAACGGTGGACGGTTCCACCATCGAACTTAGCGCATCAGATGGCAGCGGGGCCATCAGGATCAAAGACGATGGCGTAACCTACGCCAAGATACAGAACGTCACAGCAACCGACAGGATTCTTGGCAGGGATTCCGCCGGTGCGGGGGTGATCGAGGAAATCACTCCAGCCAACCTCCGCACGATGATCAATGTTGCAGATGGTGCTACAGCTACCACAGATACGAATACCACCTATGCCATTTCATGCGTGGATGGTGATAACTCTGACGAGGAGAAGATTCGTCTGACGGCAGGAGGTTCTGGGTCTGGTACTGACGATGTAGTTCTGGAGGCTGGAACCGGGCTTTCAATAGCCAGGAGCAGCGACAAGATCACGTTCACTAACACTGTTAGCGACACAAACACAACATATTCAGCAGGCACCCTGCTTGACCTGTCCACCACCACGTTCAATGTGGATCTGACCGAGGCTGCTGAAGCGGCGATGGCAGACGGGGACTACATCCTGTTCCTCGACGGGGGGGCCACCGGATCGCATGCGAAAGAGGCGGTTGCGGACGTGGCAACCCTGTTTGCCGGTGACGGCCTGACCGCTTCGTCTTCGGTGATGGCGGTCAACGTGGACGACTCGACCATCGAGACGAGTTCCGATGCCATCAGAGTCAAGGATAACGGGGTGACGCTGGCTAAGATGGCCGGTCTCGCAAGAGGCAAGATCATTCATGGGGACGCCAGTGGTGACCCTGCTGCGCTCGCGTTGGGGAGTGCCAATACTGTCCTCCAATCTGACGGAACGGACTCGTCGTGGGGTACTGTGGCAACAGCAATGATTGCTGACAACGCAGTGTCTCTGGCCAAGATGGCTGGTCTGGCGAGGGGTAGCATAATTTACGGTGACGCCAGCGGTGATCCTGCTGCTCTGTCCGTGGGGTCGAATACCTACGTTCTGACTTCCGATGGCACGGATGTCGCTTGGGCAGCAGCCAGCGGAGGTGGAAGCGGTGATGTCGAGGCTGGCAGCACCTTCACCACTGCCGGGGTCATTATGGCCTGTGATGGTGACGACAAGACCATCGACGAGCCAAACGCCCTGCTAACCACCAACGGCCAGGGGATGACAGTCAGTGCTGCGTTGGCAACACCATTCCAAGTCGATTCCGGCGCGAGGGATGGTAACTCCACGTTCAAGTTCACCACGGGGAGTGGGTCAGGGACCAACAACCAAGCGTCCATTCTGGTCATTGCCCAGACTTCAGCTAACGCCAACTTGTATCTTGGTGACACCGACAGTTCGACTAGAGGTGGGCTGAAGTACAAGAACAACGGCGACTCACTGGTGTTGGTAGCAGCCGGTGCTGACGTGATGGCACTCGACTCAAACAAAGTCGTGGAGTTCAAAATCGCTGAAGAGACGGATAGCGGATCAGACTATGCGTATGACAGCAAGGTGTTAAAGATAAAAGTCAACGGCACTGATTACTATCTGCCGCTTTACGCAGAGGCTGGCGGCGGCATGGGAGGTCCGTAGGTCAAATGGGACAGGTAACACTTGATGCTTGGGGCAAGATTGCCACGATCACCTATCCGGACGGGATGGACGCACTGGCTCCTCTGGCGTTCGGTGACGCTTACGGATATGAAGAACTGATTCTGGAGGACGGGGATAACATTCCCAACCCCCAGTCACTAGAAGAGTTCACCATCGAAAAGATATTTGAATACGTTGGGCAGGTTATGCGGACGTATTCGACCAAGGATGCCGTGGCGACAGCGATAGAGGATGCCGAGGCGGCTGCTGATGCCGCTATGGATCTAATCACAGTAGAAATTGCGGATCAGGAGTAAGTCATGGCTTTAGCTGCGTGGCAGGACCCAAACGCTCCCCTGACGTTTGAAAACGTACTTCCGAACCCGAAAAGCGTGAAATTAGATTTCATCACGGGCGGAACCGTGCCTGTCGCTGGGTATGGCGGGCCTGATGCATACTTGGGCCTCGGCGGGGACCTGGCCACCCCACAGCACGACTACCGACAGATCAGCATGCCCGGGGTGCGGCTCGGTGCTGGTGGGCGAGCCACGCAGCAGATGTATAGCTACAACCTGCCCATATTTTCAGGCCCTGGCGATTTGGGGCCGTCACAGTTCCAGGCCCAGCAGGATGCGATGATGCTGGGCGACTACCGCCGGAGGTTCAAGTGGGCGTTGCCTGGGGCCACCGAGGGTGAATTTCGAGAATACGACGCGGTTACCGACCCGGAGACGGGTGAAGTCACCTACGAGAAGAGAGAGGGTTACAAGGTTGTAAGTGAAGAGGAGATGCAGCGGTGGTGGAGCAAGCACACTAGAAAACACATAAAGCGGACAGAAGACAAATACAAGCAGAAGATGCTTGAGCGTCAGACGCAGGAGCAGCAGGACTACGCGAAGTGGTGGAATGAGGAGCGGTATGCTCAGCTTCAAAACCTGATGGCTGATCATTGGCAGAACCAGATGTCGATGATGCAGGGGATGGGCGAGGCCGAGCGGGCTGACATACTTCGTGCCGGTGGCGGGTTGCAGGAAGGTGCGTTGTCCCAGGCAATGCAGCGTGGAATGGCCGGGACCACTGTGCTTGGGGCATTGAAGCGTGGTGCTTCTACAGAGACCGCTCAGCAGCTGGGCAGGTTCTACAGCCAGCAGCAGCAGCAGCAGATGGCGATGCAGAACCAGATGGCCGGTCAGTACATGAATGTCATCGAGGGACGGGTTGACGAGTACCCGAGCACCTACGAGTTGGCACAGATCATGTACGGTGCCTTCGAGGGCGGTGCAGGCCAGCAGCAGCCGTCTTCTGGTGGCCAGGGGATGGGCATAGCTGGAATGGCCCTTGGTGCCGGAATGGGAATGGCTGCCGCTGGCGCAGCCGGTGGTGGTGCTGGCCTGCACCGCCCTCGAAGGCACCGTACATGATCTGTG